TCATCTCACATAACCGCAAGTGGAAACATAAGTGGTTCAGCAACCTCAAATATAACAATTGGTTCAACTGGTTCGTTTGGTAGGGTAGAACTTCATGGTGTGGCTTCCACAAATAGTACCATTTCAGTTCAAGATGGTGTTGATAATGGTATATTACAATTACGAGGTTCTACTAGAACATCAAGTCCTGGTTCTTACATACAATTATACGGTCCAAATGGTTCTTTTGGAAAGGCAGTTTTTAACTATGGCTATCACCCCAGCTCTGAATTAAGTTTTCATGTTAATAATTCTGAAAAAATAAGATTTGGTGGAAGTGGGGAAATAGAAGCTAAATCACTTACTACCACGGAAAACATAAGTGGTTCAGCAACCTCAACTGGCTCAATGGGTTCATTAAAAATAGATGGTGCTTCTGTAGATTTTACTGGATTACCAACCTCTGACCCAAGCATAGCTGGAAGACTTTACAACGATAGTGGAGTTTTAAAAATATCTGCTGGATAATATTAACTTTCTTTATATTTATATATGATGAATAATATCTTTTAATGGAGAAAAATAGTGTCAAAATTTTCATTTTTATATGTAGACCCATCGTCTGGTTTTGATATAGTTGGTGAAACACCTCATGGAATTTATGATAGTGATGCAGAATTTCAAAATGATAGTTTAACCGTTTGTAAATATGTTTCTAGAAAACTTGGACATCCTGTTATGCAATTGGAATTTAATAGTGGTTCAATGTATGCGTGTTTTGAAGAGGCTGTTTCAGAGTATTCACAACAAATAAATCACTATAATATGAGGAATTGGTTGTGGGAACATTATGGTTCAACAAATAGACAAAGTGGTTCATCGTATTCAGAAATGGGAACACATGAACCAGAAGTACCACATATGGGTACAACTTTTCTTTTATCAGAACAATATGGTGAAGCTGTAAATGTTGGTGGTGGTTTAACACTACACTCTGGATCTATAACTTTATCAAGTAGTAAACAAGTGTATGATTTAGAAACAGAGTCAAATTTAACTGGTTCTCATTCAGGTAGAAGATTAGAGGTTCAACGAGTATTCAATCAAGGTCCTGCTGCTATAACAAGATTTTATGATCCTTTTGCTGGTTCATTTGAACAAAGACAGATGTTGGATTCTTTTGGTTTTGGTAATGTAGCACCAGCTGTTTCATACATTTTAAGACCCATATCATATGATATAGCTAGAGCACAAACTATTGAAACAAATGATTTAATCAGAAAATCAGCTTATTCATTTGAGTTAGTAAACAATGAATTGAGATTATTTCCAAGACCAACAACAGATGATGCTGGTAGTAAAATATATTTTCAATATTATGTTAAAGATGAAAAGTCATCTACAAGTAGAACTTATACAAAAAATAAAGTCTCTGACCCATCAAATGCACCATATAAATTCATAACGTATTCAGAAATAAATTCTGCTGGAAGACAATGGATTAGAAAATATACATTAGCATTGGCAAAAGAATTATTAGGAATTATCAGAAGTAAATATGCTTCACTACCACTTCCAAATGGTGAAGTTGGATTAGATGGTGAGGCTTTAAAAGCTGAGGGTAGAGAGGAAAAAAATGCTGCTTTAGAGGAGTTAAAAGAATTTTTAGAATCCGTTTCATTGACAGAAAAATCAAAAGCAGAACAAGAACAAGCTGAAGCACAACAACAAGTATTGAATAAAGCACCTTTAAACATTTACATAGGTTAGGAGATTAAAATTGTCTACAAAATCAAATGGTGGTACAAAAACAAGTCAAGCCACTAGTCCGTTTTTTATTCCACAAAAAGAAATAAATTTATTTGATGTGATGAATGAGGAACTCATTGATGAAATTATTGGACAAGCTGTGGACATTTATAAAGTTGAAATTGATGAAACAACTGCAAATCTATATGGTGAATCCTCTACAAAATACTTTGGAAAAGGATTTAGGGTTAATTGTTTGATATTATATAATGAACCAACAATTGAAATAGAGGATGGGGTTGGGTCTGATTTAAATACATCTATTGAAATGTACTTTCATAGAAATTCATTAGATGAGGCTAATTTTTATCCTGAAATTGGTGATATAGTGGATTGGAATAATTTTTATTGGGAAATAAATGGAACAACAGAACCACAATTAATAGCTGGACATCAGAATTATAAACATCAAATTAAAGCAACAGCGCATAGAATGAGAATATCATCGTTACAAATAGAAGAGAGACCAAGATAATATGGCTAGAAAAAGAAAAAGAAGACATGCTAGAGGTGGTAGAGTACCTAGATCAGCTAGAAGTCTTCCATTAAAAGGACAATTAGGAATTGCTCCTCAACAACAAAGTTCTAACATTGATAATTATTGGTTGATGGATTGTAGCGGTGTACCAACAGATTCAGGTGTTCCATGTGAGTGGGGAGACAGTGCTGAGGTTGTTGCAACGAGAAACAATTGTACTTTAATAGAAACTTCTTGTCGAATAATGGCAAGAGAGGGTGGTAGAATTGGTGAAATAAACACAAATTCAATGAGTAATATACCAAATATTGCTCGATTGGGAGCTTTACCACCTCAACCAAAAGTTGTTAATCCTAATCCTGATGGGACAAATTGTCAAGTGGGCACATGTTGTGATTATGATTTGGATTGGTGGACTCTTACTTGGTATTGCGCAAGAAATTGGGTATTAGAAGGCAATCCTCCAAACTGTGTATGTGGTGCTTCAGGTTATATGGTAACACCCGACTCAGTTATGGGTGTGAAAGGAAGAAAGGGTGGGAGAATAGCTAAAAAACAAATGGGTGGTAGATTGAATGATGAGATATACTGTCCTGATGGAAATTATACATATGATGTATATGGTAATCTAATATGTGGATAGAGAGAATATAAATGGCAGTTAAACAAATATTTGGTAAAAAGATAACAAAGATAGACCCAAGAAATCCAAACTACATACAACCAGACGAGGAAGTAGAAGAAATAAGTGGTAATGTGGTTGAACAAGAAGATGTTTATGGAGAGAAAAAATACTACTATAGGCCTGAACCAAATGGTAATCTTCAAATGGAACAGATGATGGGTAAGATATTGAATAAATTAGATAATGTGGGAATTGATGACAAAAGTCAAACAGGAGTTGCACCAATAGAAGTAGATATAAAAAGAGAAATCTCTATTTCAAAGGTTGATGCTAGTGCTGTAAAATCAGAAGAATTTAAAGGCAAGGTTAAGAATAAAAAGAATAAATTAAAAGCATTAAGACATAAAAGAATGTATCAAAAACAAATGGGGAATAAATAATGGGCGTTAAACCAATAACGAATAAACAATTAGTTGATAAATCTACTATTAGGAGAGATGAACAACGCTCATTTAGAGACATGAGTTTAAGAGGTAATCGTGAACAAACCTTTACACCTGGTATGAATTTCGATAAAAACTTTGCTGTAACTCTAAAAGATGTTGATACATCCATAATGAATTATATAAAGGATGTCATTAGACCATCTATACGAGAAGCCAATGAAACCATAAAAGTTCCGATACTTTATGGTAATGAAGAAAGATGGAATAATGTTAGAAGAAGAGGAGTGTTGAGAGATAGAAACAATACAATAATCTTACCTGTAATTGTGTTGAAAAGAACATCAGTTGAAAAAAACACAGAATTAAGTCAAGGTTTTGAACATGATGTACAAAGAAAATATGCTGAAGTGTTGAGAAAACCACAATGGAGTAAGAAAAACAGATATGATAGATTTTCTGTTCAAACAAATAAAAAACCAACATTTGAAAATCTTGTTACAACGATGCCTAACTTCGTAAATGTATCATATGAATTTGTTTTACTCACATCATATATGGAACAAATGAATATATTGATTGAAGAATTTGTAGAACATAGTAATAATTATTGGGGTAATGGAGAGGATTATAAATTCTTATCAACAGTTGAATCGATATCCGATGCTTCAGAAATGACTGCTGATTCTGAAAGAATAATTAAATCAACATTTTCAGTAATTACAAAAGCTTATTTATTACCCGAATATACAAACTCTGTAATTACAAATAAAATATCACAAATTAGAAAAGAAATCACACCTACACGAGTTGTGTTTGGTTTTGAGGGTGATGCCACAGATGAACAAGTAGGAAAATAAATCACTTTTTTGATTTTTTTATATATATTTATATAAAAACAAACGGAGGTTATACATGTCAGATCCAATAAAATTTACAGAAGATGAAATGAAAAAAATAAAAGAATTTCAAGAATCTTATGTAACAATTCAACAACAATTAGGGCAGATTTCAATAGCGGACTTAAAGTTAAATCAACAATTAGAATCATTAGATAAATCTGAAATTGAACTAAAAAATAAATTTGTTGAAGTTCAACAAGACGAAAAATCATTCATAGAAGAAATTACTAAAAAATATGGTGATGGAACATTAAATCCTAATTCAGGAACATTTATTCCAAATAAATAAAATAAATATTAGTGTTTTGAACTTTAATCATATATTTATATATGAATAATCCTATCTTTACACGATAGGAAAAAATTTTATCTTGATATCAAAATTATAATTTATAGGGAGACCCTCCATGGCAGAGAAAATCATCAGTCCCGGTGTATTTACCAAAGAAGTCGATCAAACATTTTTACCAGCCGCAATTAGTGAAATAGGAGCGGCTATTGTAGGTCCTACGGTAAAAGGACCAGCTTTAGTACCAACACTTGTATCATCATTTTCTGAATATCAATCTTTATTTGGAGATGCATTTAAGAGTGGTTCAAGGTCGTATCAATATTTAACATCACACACAGCTCAAAGTTATTTAGAAAACGCATCACAATTAACCGTTGTTAGAATATTGGATGGTGATTTTTCACCTGCTACAGCAGATGTTAACACATCCGGCTCCACAACTGTTACAGGTACTCAATTTGGTACGGGTAGTATTATAATTAAGGGTGCGGGTGATGATACTGAATCTGGTTTGGAGAGTTTATCATTTATTGTTAGTGCTTCAGGTATAACAAAAACTGAATTTGTAGCACAAGCTAATCCAAGTACTGACGCTTCAGATGATTCAATTAGATTTTTTGATATAGGTGAAGTAGCTGATGCTACACACCCTACCTCCTCATTAGTACAAAATTTTATAACAGAATTTAACTCTATGGATAAATTTTCTGGCTTTACGGCTATAGATGGTGGGATAGAAGCCCATGTTGGTCATATACTAATATTTTCTGCAAGTGCTGCTGGTCTTCAAGGTAATGGATTATCTTTTAAATCAGGTTCTACTGAGTTTCATACTTCGGGTGCTGCACAGTCTGCTGGTTCAACAACAGCAGCCTTTACTCTTGAAACTCTTGCTGATGGTGCAATTATGAACAATGCCACTGGATCAACAACAACTAATAATATACTTGTAAGTGGTTCAAAAGATAATTTAAGATTTGAAGTTTCAAGTATAAATGAGAAAAAAGGAACATTTAGTCTTTTAATTAGAAGAGGTGATGATAGCATTAAAAGAAAACAAATTCTTGAAACTTTTAATAATGTTTCATTAGATCCTAATTCAAGTAACTTTATATCAAAAATTATAGGAGACCAAAAACTAACCATT